ACGATGAGCTCCGAAAATGTCGGGGAGACTGGTAGAGAAGAAGCAGCGCGAAGAATTGGTAACAAGTTCAAGATAGGATTGGAAGCTGCTGGCGCAACGGCGGCTGCCGGACCAGTGTTTAAAGCTCTAGGAATTGCTGGTCAAGGTGCGGTTAAAGGGACTAGAGCAGTCTCTGATGTTACAGGGTTCTCTACGTTAGCAGCGCGAACTGGCGAAACAATAGCTGACTCGACTCAAAAAATTATAGATAAGTACCCTGTGGCTGACCAGCTACTAGGTTTGTTTCGTTCTCGTGGCATGCTGCCGCAGCAAGCGTTTGAAGAAAAAGCAGGTCTGGTTGGTAAGGTAGAGTCACAATTAAATAAGACAGGTATAATTGTAGCTAACTTACAAAAAAACTTAGATAAAATATTTGGCACAAACAACGCCTCGTTCCGCAACATTATGATTGATGGCGACTCTAATACTCAAGTCGAAGCTATGAACCTTTTGTACGGATTTTTAACAAAGGACAAAGGCTTTGTTGAAGCGGCAGAAGCCGAGGCCAGAAGGTTAGGACAGAACTTTGATGCGAACAGCGCAACAGATCTAGCAAAATTCTTACCTGACTTTATGAAATCTGACGCAATAAAAATGCGTTCGCAAATTGATTTGCTTTCAAGGTCGATATCACGTTCTGACTTTGTGCAGGGCGGCATGATACCTGACGTTGAAAACATTGTAACAAACAACCTACAGAACTATATGCGCCGTAAGTTCGCAGCGTTTGAAGATCCCAACTGGTTCCGCAGTGACAACGAAGCATTTACCACGGCTTACGAAAACGCAGTTCAATTCTATAAGGAAAGTCCAGACATTGCAGAGGACTTATACACAAAGTTAGTGGGCCCTGTTCCAGAAAACTTTACTGTTGGTGTTGGTGTCAACCGTCGAATGAGTGACACAGCCGCAAGAGAAATGATGGATGCTTTTGTTAAGCGGTATGAAAAGCCGTCTAAGCCTATAGCGCAAGATGGCACGGTCACCCGAGCAGTTAAAGACAGACTTCGCACCTCGTTGCTTACAAAAGAAAAGCTGAACGAGCCTGCTCTTCGGGCGGTGCTGGGCGAAGTTAAAGATCCAATGGAAGCTTTTGTTAGCACCGTTAACGACTTGGCAGAGTTCCGGGCTGTTGATTCATACTATCAGTATCTTGCCAATAACTTTTTGGATCAGGGCGATGAATTTATAAGTCAAGGAACATTTGATAATTTAAGTCTTGCAAAAAAGAATGAGTACAGAAAGCTTGATTCCGGGGGCGGTGATCAAGACGTAGCTTTTGGAGCCTTGCAGGGATCTTATGTAAAGAAACCTATCTACAATAATCTTACTAATTTGACAATGGCACAGGGCACCGCCCTTACAAATGCAACCAGACTTACCTACGGAAACTTTCTTCGTGGTAAAGGTTTGGTGCAATTTGCAAAGACGGTTCTGTCTCCTATCACTCAAGTCCGTAACGTAACAACTGCCAGCTTGTTTGCAGCAGCGCAGGGTAATATAGGAAGAGGAGCCAATTTAGGCGAGTCCATAGGATTAGTTGTTGACAACATATACAAGGGTGAGATCCCACGTTTAGCCAAGGCTATGGGGATATCCAATGATCAGGCTCGTGGTGTTTACTTCAGGAAACTACAGGAGCTTGGAGTTGTTGGAACACAGGCGCAAGTTCGAGAGATTGATCGTCTTCTTGAAGAAGGTTTTGGCGGCAGCTTAAAGGCAGAGCTTGATGAGCTCGGTGTTTCTGTTGGCAGAGAAAAAGGGTACATAAGAAGAACTCTTGGCAGGAGTAAGCTTGGACAGTTCTTTGATTCAGCCGTCATAAAGCCGGGACAAAGAATAACTAAAGGGGCAAGGGACGCATATCAGGGCGGTGATGATATATGGAAGATATATAACTTTGAGTTTGAACGTAACAAACTTATATCTGCTCTTGGTTCTGAAACAGATGCTCTAAGGTATGCGACAGACATGGGTTTTAGAAGCGTTGATGAGTACGCAGCAGACATTGTTAAAAATGTAGTGCCTAACTACGAGCGTGTGCCGGAAGCAATTAAGCTTTTACGAAAAGCACCACTTGGTAACTTTATAGCGTTCCCTGCTGAAATTATTCGTACCAGCGCAAACACACTAAGGTACGCCATAAAAGAACTTCAATCACCTAATTCTAAAGTCCGTGATATTGGTATGCGTAGACTTATGGGGTTCACTGCGACAACTGCTGTTGCCGCGCCAGCAGCGCAAGGTCTTGGTATGTATCTTGCTGGTGTTACTCAAGAACAAATGGATGCTCTGCAAAGAAGAGTTGCCCCTTGGAGCAGAAACTCTACTCTTATCCCGACATCTGTTAAGAAGGGCAAAGACGACAAAAACTATGTAACAGGGTACGTTGATTATAGTTACCTTAACCCATACGATTACTGGCAGCGCCCTGCTCGTGCAGTTTTAAATGCGGTCAACAAGGGTGAGATAGATAAATTGGACGCAGACAAGGTGGTTTTGGATGCTGGCCTTGGGATCATCGACGAGATGACAAAACCTTTTCTTACCGAAGAATCCATCCTAGCGGAGCGTATAGCGGACATAGCTATACGGGGCGGGGTAACAAGAACGGGAGCTAAAGTATATAACGACGGCTCTGGAGAGTTTGGTGTAGACGATAGCGGGACCATCGTCGCTAAAAGTTTTGCTCACATTTTTGACGCATTCAACCCGGGTGCGGTTGAACAGGTTGTCGGTGGCATAGGACCTAAACCAGAACTGGGTGGACAGGTTGGGTACAACCCAAGTAGATTAATGACTGCGTTGACTGCTCCTGATGGCAAAGATCCTCGTGGTAACGTAAGACAGTTCGAGGAAGAGATCGCTGCCTTTATCACAGGTATTAGAGAACAAAAGATAGACGCAGAAAAAGTGGTCAAGTATGGTGCTGCTCAGTACGGAACTGCTGTCCGGGGAGCATCGCAAATATTTAATCGTGCGGCTAAAATAGAATCTCGCATGGACCCAAATAATATTATTGATGCATATGCAAAATCGAATGAGGTGTTGTATACTCTTCAAAATGATATGTTTAGGTTGGTTAAAGATATGCGCCAACTTGGTATGGAAGACAGAGATATTCGTAGAGCCTTGAATAGATACAAGGTAGGTAACGCGAATAGAATAATGAAAGGTGAATTTAGTCCACAAAACGTATCTGATCAGGTAAAAAGCGCGGCTATAAAAACGCAAAGAAAACTTGGAGGAGAGTTCCCGATAAGGGAGATAAATGCAATACGAAAAAGCTTGCTTCGTAGAAAACTAACTGGTGAGCCTATAGAAATAGAAAGACCAGAAATAGTTGACGAGTTAAGTAGTGCCACGGTCCCCGAACCACGGACCTTAGACACAGCGCAAGCACCAGAACAACCAGTTGCCGCAGCTACGGCTCCTCCCGTAGCAGCGCAAGCGGGAATCGCTCCAGCCCCTTTAGCGATTCCCGCAACAAATACATTGGCTAATGTAAACCCAATCACGCTTCCCGATCCAAGGGATCAGGTGTTAGCACAGAGATTAAGAGGTGTAGGATGAACAAAGATCAATTAAGACAAGAGCTTGCAGACGACGAGGGCTGTAAATACTCCGTGTATTTGGATCACCTTAATTTACCAACTTTCGGAATAGGTCACCTTATTACCGAGTCCGACCCAGAGTTCGGTCAGCCTATTGGCACAGAAGTATCTGAAGAACGAGTGCGTAAGGCATTTAATTTAGATGTGGCCGTAACCATAGATGAGTGCAAAGTATTGTACCCTGACTTCGATGATCTGCCCGAAGAGGCACAATTAGTTATTTGCAATATGATGTTTAACATGGGTCGGCCTCGCCTATCCAAGTTCAAAGGTATGAAGGCTGGAGTTGATGCCCGGGACTGGAATAAGGCCGCAGACGAGATGGTCGATTCGAGGTGGCATGATCAGGTTCCGAACCGGGCCAAGCGTTTGGTTAAGCGGATTCGTGATCTAGCTTAGTAACAATGGCTACGAAGCTAAACGAAAACACAGAGGTCGCTCTACCCCTACGCAACATCATAAGCATGGTGGCTGCGGCAAGTGTAGCGACATGGGCTTACTTTGGTATCATAGAACGACTGAACCAGATAGAAACAAACATTACTATGATGGAGGCCGACTTAGGTCAAAACACAGAGTTTAGGATAAAGTGGCCCAGAGGTGAGATGGGGTCTCTGCCAGCCGATTCAGAACAGTTTATGCTGATAGAACATCTGTCGAATCAGTTGGATGATTTGTCTGCACAGATAGATGAAGGCAAAGCCCCATACGATCAGCAGCAGAAGCTAACACTAGAGTTTTACGAAAAGCGTTTAAACGCATTAGAAGAAAATCTAGAGAAGATGCGTAATGGAAATCATTAAAACCATAACCCTTATACTATATATGGGCGGTGATGTAGCTGAACACACCGCTTACGAAAAGATATCCAAATGTCTTAAAGCCAAGCGCACCATTGAAAGAAATTTGTACAAGAAGAGTCAGTCCGTCAGGTACTCATGCGAAAACAAAACCGTGGAGGTATCAAAAAATGCAGACGGCACTAGCTATATTGTAAAAATAGTAGAGTAAAACTAACCAAAAACTAATCCCAGCATAAAACTAAGGAACCAGAGGCTAATTAGCAACATTGCTAAGTCACTGTGTTTACTATATAAAAACATCGATTCTCGTGGAGCTCGTGATTAATGAACGTACCAATACACCCTCAAGTCTCTCAAAATCGCTGTCCGAGGTGTCAAGCACCGCTAAAAGTGATTCAAGTGCATGGTCATGGGCAGTGTGCTCACTGTAAAGCAGTGATCGACGACTGTTGTCAGGGTGAGACATGTTCAGCTACGTCTTCAGACCAGAAATCCTATCGCACCTAGCCCCGGAAACAACTAACTCTTTAAATTCTGGGTCAGACATAAGTTCAATCGTCATTTCTGCCGCTCTGTCGTTGCATTGACCTATAGTTTCATACGGTCCTCGCGTGTCCTCGAATACTTTACAATCCGATGTATTGGTAATTAGACACACTAATATCATTGCCTCAAACATTTTACCTCATTCCACCTCGCCCCAGTTGTTTACCAAAGCCATGTCAACCTCAAACGGCACGTTTAACTTTGGTATGCAGTTTTCCATAATGTCTACAATTCTGTTTGCTTGATCTTTGGACTTTATGCTGAAGCATAATTCATCATGCACTGTTAACATAGGTATCAAACCTTCCTTGTAACAGTCAACCATTGCTTTCTTGGTCTGGTCCGCGCTCGAACCCTGAATTAATTTATTCAACGCCTTGTATGTAAAAGCTCGTCGTATCCTGCCCTTGCCGCCATATTCTTTTAGAGCCTCTTCTATTTTTAAAGCTTTGCTATACCCAAAAGATATAGGCTCCCACATGTCAAACCTACACTTACGCCCTAGCCATGTTCTTATGGAGCCAGAAGTAGACGCTGTTTCAGCGGCTAAGTCTGCTATACCTTTAACAAACGGTACGTTCTCGTGGTATTGAGCCAACAAAGC